CGGAACGTCCCCGAAAATATTTTCAAGGATGAACTCTTCCAACTCTTCGCCAGTTTCGAACTCTGCGGGCAGGCTTTGGCCCTGCATAATTGCCATTGGATGTGCCCACTTCGGCATCCGCTGGATATATTGGTTGACATTGCCCATGTCGAGGGCGTCGCCAATCTTTAATTCGGTCTGTGGAGCAATGAGTGATGTGTTGAGCTGTTTAGCCCGTAGCATTGCTACGACCTTGTCAATCTCATTAGCAATGCGCAATCCTTCGCTGGAATTGAGCTGAGTACCTTTACGGGTACTTTCGCGGACTGGGGAAAACGGAAAGCTGACAGGCTTTTTGTATTCGCCCATGTGCGTAGGCTTAATGTTTGCGGCTGCAATTTGCCGCATGAATTCGTTGTCGAACGTGGCTTGAGCCATAATCAGAAAATGATGTTGTATTTCTCGGACAACTTGAGGAATAAGCCATTTGATGGTTGCCCAGGAAAGTAATAATGCAGATGATTAAACTTACTTATGTATTTACTGATATCAATACTGCTGTCAGTTACAACAAAGGTAACATCTTTTAATGACTGCATTTCTTTCACTAAAGATATTGAAAACTCGGACCAATACCTTCTATGAGAAATTTCATTTTCTAAGTATCTAGTTAAACTATAATTTAACATCAATACCCCCTGCTTTGGCAAATGCCTTAGGTAGGTGTTGGCGTTAGTCAGTGCTAATGAATTTCTTCCGGTATCCTTGTATACATCGTTAATGATATGACGAAGGGACGGGGGGATTTTAGATCCTACTGGAAAGTCAAAGCATTTACCATTACCGCCTATGATAGGACGTTTGCCTATCAATACTATTTTTGTATTCTTAGGCAGGCACTCATTAAATGCCATGAATATATCTGCCTCAGAAGGTAGGATAGTGAATTGATTGTTCTTGCTCTCTTTAGCTAATCTAGTGGCAGCCGTTGCCACCAAATTGAAGCTGATAGGACAATGAATTCGCCACTGCTCTGCCACTAATTCCTTTATCCGCTCATGCGCACGTAGATCTACCTTTCTGTAATAAGCGGCGTTTAATACTGAGGACAATCTTCCAATATTTCTATTTTAACACTATCTCCAGAAACTGCATAAGCTTGAAAGTCCGCAGCCACTCTGTTTGCAAATCTTTCCGACTTAAATGGGCCAAGTCGCTGTGTGGTTGTCCACAACTGCGCGTCTGGATACTTAAACCGCACAAACACATAAAGCCCACATTGTCCGGATAACAAGCCTCTAAATTTATACTGGTGCCATTGGTCCATAAGGACCGTTGTTATCAGAGCCGCGATTATTACTGCCCTGATTACTGACCATCTGATTTTTTCCATGCCTTTACGATTATCTTTTTAAGTAGTCTCGTTGTGAGATTACCTTTGAATTTTTTACGGTAGTCACTGATATCCTTCTCTTTTTCGGTAAAGCAGTACTCCAACCCGTGTAAAGCATGAAGTTTATCTGTGTATGTTCTACCTGGAGTATCATTATCCATGAAAAAGAATACGTAACGGAATCGCTGCTTTAATTCTTTAATCAGCGAAGCCATTACTTCTGTAGATTCTCCGTAAGCCCCATAACCTTCTCCTTGCATACACACTGCTGGAAAACCATGTTCCCATAGTACCATGCAGTCTTTAACTGAAGAAGTTATGAAACAAAGAGTTCCCTTTTTCGGAAGACAATTGATCCCTCCTATATCATCCATAGTGGCGTTACCGCCCCACTTCTTTGTCTTGTCAGGACTTAGTGGCCTGTATATCTTAACTCGCTTAGAAATGAATGTGTACAGAAATATGGGGTTATTTGCCGTACTTCTTCCTGCTACACATTCGTTTTTATAAAGAGTTCTAACATACCTAACATTAAATCTCTTTAGGGTAGCTGAGGTGATACCAAACTGGTTCCAGTAGTTTCCCTTGTACTCATCAAACACGAAGTCAAGAACTACAGGAATTTTAGGTGATACCTCTATCACTTCTTCGTTTATTTGGGCGTAGTGACTTTTTAGTTTGTCATTTGCTTGTTTCCATTCTAAACTCCATAAAGCCATTGCTGCTTTTACAGCGGTGTACATTTTACCAGTACCAAAGTCATGCAGATATAAAATACCTTTATTCGAGTACCAGTAGGAGCATGTGGGGTTCTCGTCCTTACGGAAGGGGCTTACATAAAGTTTATTGAGGTCGATTGGAAGTCTAGTAATTCACTGCATTATCTGCTCTTGACTAGGCTCCATAAACTGCTTAGTGTCTATCATAGCTGCTTTATTTCGTAACTAAGATCATTGCCAAACTTAAAAACTGTCCATTGGGTCAGTATGTAAGCTTCTACTTGTTGTGCTACATCTAGAATTGTTACGTTAGTAATGAACTCTCCCATAACAACACCTTTAATGTTCTTAGGATGACCGTCGATAATAATTGTGTGCTCAACGGTACATTTAAAACTGATTCGCTTGATACCTCTAAAGTAGGTATCTCGCATACGCTGATAAATTCTATCTCTTTCTATTTGGGAAGACTCATCAGCATACTTAATGAAGTAGCCTAGAAGATTATCTTTTGCCATGCCAGTTTTAAGCGGTTATACCAAAGGTTGTTCTCTTTCTCTTTCATCTCAAGAAAGTTCTCGAAATATACAAGTACTTGCTCAAGAGTTTCATCTGGAGAAATTTCACCAAGTTTTGAGTGCTTACCTAAACCAAACAAATAGTTGGCCTCTTTAAATGTAATATCAAAATATTTGGCGGCAGCTGTATATGAATCAGTGACCGTTAACCTCTCTTCTATAATCCCCCACCGATTTGCCCAACCAATAGCGCACACGGGCATTTCCCCATTTTCGTCGAATAGTCTTGCGTGATCGTACTGTTCAGGTGATAGATCTTTTAAATGGTCAATTAAACTTCTAAACTTTAAAGTGTGCATACTTGAAAAAGAAAAGGGGAGACTACTGCCTCCCCTAAGTTATTATTAAAATGGCAAATCGTTAGCCGGTTTGGGCGCCTCTTTGGAGACAGGACCAGCATCTATCTTTGCCTGTTCGCTGTTTGTGAACTTGAGGGTAGTGGCTACACCTGGAATATGCCTTTCGACATAATCCGAGGAGTAACCTAGTTCTGGGTATTTACCGTCCCGGTCAAGAGTTACCTTGAGATTGACCAATTGACCCTTGAATGGGGCCAGCAATGCTGCCGCATAGAGGATATACGCATCATGATCTGGAGCAGTGACTGTGATTGCTACCTCATCTCCCAAGAAGATACGAAGCAACTTAACAACGTGACGAATATTATTCGTATTACGCCGTGTTATAGCTGTCTCAAGCGTTTCGCCATCCTTTGGGTTGGCTTCGCAGAACAAGCGCTTGTGAATGGCGCGACCATCCGCATTGCTGTATTTGATGTCAAACCATTTCTGGTCCTTCTCAATACCCTCAAACTTTACACCCGTGTGGATGCCTACGGGGATTTTAGTGCCGCCACCGCCAAGTTTCTCTTCGAAAAATAATTCTGTTTGAATTCCTAGTACTGGATTCATAAATTCTGTTAGTTATTAGATTCTACAATTGTTTTTCTTACAAACTCTAGGTCATTAGGGACCACACGTTCAAACATTCCCAAAGGACTGCGGGCCTCGTCAGTCCCACTGGTGTTGGTCTTTAGTTCATATTTGAACTCTCCCGGCTTACCTGTGGGTGAAACCACTGAATAGAGATTGTAATTTAAATGAGCGTTAAGGTTGGTTTTGCTCAGTTTTCTTCCTGGAACTTTCATTCGAAAGAACGTAATTCCATTTACATCGTAGGGCTCGATGTGAGACATGACGTAAACAACCAAGTCGTCACGACCTTTAATTTCTCTGATGTATTTGTACAACTTAAATACGTCAACTGCAAGATCCGCCCACGCATCTCTGCTAGGGTTCTCTAGAATTGCCATCTCCTCGTTGGTCATCAAAGTGCTAATTGTATCCAACACAATACAATTAACATCAGGCCGTTGTTCTACGACATACTTGATTCCTTTATACGCTTCTGCTGCTGTAGAAGCTTTCATGTAATTCTTTGCTTCTGTGTTGTAGTCTTTTTTCCAGCCTGCCCAAGACAAGCCTTTACCATCTCCGTCAATGAAGAAGGTAGTTGCCGGATTCAGGGTCTTAGTCCCTGTTGTTTTCCCTGTTGCCGGTAGACCACTAATCTGTACTAATTCTGCCATTAGTGTATAACTTTAAACTGTTTGTTGAATTGTTGTTGCGACATCACTTCTATTGCCTTGGCTACATATAGAATATAGTAATATCGTGGTGTCTGTTCCAGACCTAATTCTGTTATCTGCCCAGTTTCCTCGTCTAGCCAAATTCTGGATGTGAATTTCTCAAGGAGATCTGGATTTCCCGCAGATTTTGCCTTGATTCATTGGATTACTTCATGATAAGACTGAGTACTTTTAGTATCCAGCCTGATAAATTTTATTAGGGTTGAAAATACTGCGTCACCTACCATAGATGACGAGTTAATCAACTGACCTAGGCTGTTCTGGTACAGCCACATTTTGTTACCTGTCTTGTTACTTCTGGAACTCATATTCTATTACTTTGGAGTGTTTAAAATCTTCGACAAATGGAAGAATTGCACGCTCTCCAAATCTGTCTTTAATTAAATGCCAGTAGATCATTGCCTTGTTCTCTTGAGTAGGGCAGATTACTGGAAGTCCTTGTGGAAATCTTGGTACTAGTGGCGGACCATAGTACTGGTGAATCCCATTGATATCTTTGGGCTTATGGGTTATGATAACGTAGTCAGACGAGTAATATACTGCACTGCTACAGAATATGTCATTTTTAGTGGGGTAGTGCAGGAAAGGATTGAGCACTCTATTAGAGTCCTCAATGTCCCTATTCAATTGGGACAGTACTACAAAGGTGCATCTTCTTCCTGTTTCTCCAAATTCTTTCTTCAACTCCACCAAGGTGTGCATCAAATCATCCACAATCACTTTCTCGGATTCTCCTTGCTTTCCCTTAGTTAATACGGAGTGGTCAACTGTTACCAGTAGTCCTATCTCTGGCGGAAGAAAGGTAATAAAGTTACGTACAGTAGCTGCTATTTCTGCCACAGAGCCTATCTTATCAACAAAGAAAAGATTTTCTGCCGCGTACCCATCCATTAAAGGGGTTGCGTCGATCTTTCCTTTTATAGGATCTTTAGCTCCTACATTAGCGTCTGCTGATACGCGTCTAAGGATCTGATCCTCAATCATCATCTCAAACTCAAAAGAGAGTATTGCGATGTCTTTGTGGTTTTCGAGAAAGCTACGCTTCAGCTGTTCCAAGGCAATGGATTTACCAGAACCAGATAGACCAGCAATCGTGAGAATTCTCTGCCACTCTACTCCTCCTTCGAGGATATTATTTAGTTTATTGGAGAAGGTTTTTAAGGGGTTTACTACTCCTTCTTTGCGTTCTTCGATATATTTCTTGGTGCGCTCAACACCTTTGGATATGTGGTGTACCTGTAACGCATTAGAGAATATTTTCGGAACTTCTGTTAATAACTCCATTGTCTTTGTTACTTAACATGTCTTCAAGAATCTTATAAGGACTCATTTTTGTTAAGTTGTTACAAAGATACGAAGTTCTTTTTAATTCTTCAACTTTTGCGGAGAATTTCTGCAAAATAATTTCTTCGACTACTCCACTCTTTACTACTCTTTGATAAAGTTCTTTGAGTATAGCCTTGTTATATTTACTACGTAAGGCGGTAGTACGCGGGTAATTAGCAAATCTATCTGAAGTAGGAATCAGCTGAATGAATTCATTGAACATCCTTACTTCGGGCGTACTCAATTTGCTCAAGATAGCGTATGCCTCATCAGTTAGTTGTGAATCTTTATCCATTAACTCATTCTCAAGCAATTCTTTAAATTGCTCCTCTAGAATAATAGAAAAAAAGAATCCTTGTTCTTTAAAGGTAACTAGTACGAGCATAGCCCCTAGACTAATTCCATGCTCAACAGCTAGAGATGCTAGTTCCTTAAGTCCATTTATTGTCATATTTCACCCAGTTTAATGCCTTTGATAAATCGTTTTTCAACGTGTGTTTCTCAAAGTCGTTGTGATCTTGTTCTATCTTTATAATCTTCTCAATAATATCTAAGTAGCATTCTAGTAGATCCGTAAACGTTTCTCCGTGAAAGCTTGTCCCTTTCTCGTTTCTGGCATAAACATGTGCTTGGTAAACTAAAGCGTCGCCTTTCCCATTGGATCTTATAATAAGAGAGAATCGGTAGGAAAGTTTCTTATTTGAGTATACCACTGCCATCTTTTTTCCTTTGAATTGCTATCCTATTCTGTAATTTGTCACTGATCATATGTGCTACTTCAACACCATCGTGTCTCGCTCTGACACTGTCAATGATATCGTTGTGAAGCATTACTTTGGCATTATACATTCTGCTGTGAGTTAGCCTCAGTATAACTACTCTAAAACCAGGATAATCATCAGAGTGATAGTCCAACACTACTTCATCTGCCCATCTAGGTTTCTCGTCTTTATCTATTACCATAATTTAAAAAAGCTTCGTAACACATAAGCATTACATATAATAGATCTTTGTCTTCTACATCATAGATTGCTGTACTGCTGGTGTTTACTCTGCCTATAAAGGACCTGGTGGAACCACCTACAAATGCTTTAGTCACTTCCATAGTAACAGCTTCTTTAGATGTAGCAAATCTACTTACTGTAAACGGAATTGCAAATTTGTCTTTCATTAAAAGGGCATCGGTTGTTGACTATTTCGGAAGTCTATACTTTCGTATTTCTTAAGCAGTTGCTCAATGGTTAACATAGCTACTTCTAGTGCTGAGTTATCTAGAGCAATTGTACGTGGAGGAAAACCAAATATAATTTCTTGCATCCGATACTCCCCTAAGACAGATTTTTGTAGCAGCACCCGCAGTATCTTAACATCTTTGTATCCTTTAACGGTGAAGAAATACTCCCGCAATGAAGTCCAGTGTACTACCGGAGTTACTGAATTGGCGGCTCCTCCATGTGAAGAAGCAATTCGTAAGCGCCGATTGAGGCGAGTAATAGATCTCCTGTTAGACATAAAGAGTGTTTGTTACCTGTAAATTGAGATACTAGATAACTGCGAAAAACATCTTTGTTTGGATGTTTCTTTATGAGAAGATAGTAGCCAATAAACAAATCTAAATCGGCTATGTAAGCAACTTCCCAGGGAATCTCCTTAGGGCGATTAGTCCATTCCCTTATATTTTTCAATAATGTATCTAAATGATTCATAGGCGTCGAATGTACATGTTAAAGGATCTAGGTACAAACTAGAAGCGTCGTTCCATTCTTGGTCGTACGTAAACCGAATCTGAAAATAATACATCTGGATACTCCCAACCTCTTGATATCCAAACACTTGTACACTAGCTTCTGGTTCGCTGTAGTAGAACAGAGATTCAATTTTAGGTGGCTCTCTCATCCCTGATCAATTTATCTATGAAGTCTTGCATATTCTCTTTATCTATTAAGTAAACTGTCTCTTTTTCAGAAGCTACATTTACTTTGGTAATCTTATACTGCTGTTCTGTTTTGCTAGTAAACACACGAATGAAGAAATCACCGTGCCGAAGTGCGTATATTGGTGGATTACCATGCTCTTTGCACTTTCTACATGTGGGCTTGCCATTTATAAGATATTCACACGCTAAATCAAAAGCGAATGTTTTATCAAAACTAAATGGCTGCGAACAATACCGGCAATTTATCACCTGAAATCGCCGTGTTAGGTTATTCTTCCTTGTGATAAGTGCATCTCCAGCATTGACTGTGCATCTTACATAGGTACACTTTGGGCAGTGGTGTTTACCCAAAGTAGACATGTATGCTCTAGTCTGGTACTCGTCATTGGTTACTAAATAGTGATGCCCGCATCTACCACACACATCTGATGGAGCACGTAAAGCGGCTCGCTGTTCAATTGCAAATACTTCTTTGGATTGCTCCATCAGGTACTTACATTTATTACACATTCTAACAAAGCCGCCTGTCATTCTTTCTGATGTAGAGACAGGTACCTCAATAAAATGATCATTCTCAGATGGTGGTTTGTCTAATTGACAGAAGTAACATTTGTCTTTCAAAGGGGCTAGCCCTTCCTCTACTGCGTGCTGGTAACAAAAGTGCACAGTAGCATCAAAATGAGCATTACTTGCGTACTCGTACCTTCTTTTTTCCGATGTCCATGACTCATCACTTATGAGTGTTAGTCTTGGAGAAAAACCGACAAAAGTTTGTTCCATACGGTGCACACTGTAGTAACAATCGTCACAACAGTGTGCACCAGTAATTACACCAGTACCTGCGTCGGGGGGACCCAAGTACTGGTACACCGGCATATGGCTATGAGGCTGCGCACAGAACACACATAGATCACCTCTGTCTGATTTGTCTCTAAAAGCTTCATGGTCCTTCGGAAGTCTAAAGCCTTCAGACTTTATGTAGAGACTGAGTTCAGTGGTATCCATATGGGATTCAGATTTATTGTCTTGTCCTTTACCCATCTTTCTTCAGGGGTGTCCTTAACATATAAATTAAAAAATATGGCGTTTTTACCAGTTAGGTAACGAGAAATCCGTCCCAGTTGCTGGGTGCCTATTAATTCTGTGCTAACTGATGAGACTGCTATTGCCGCATCAGCTTCTGGTATATCAACTCCTTCGTTAACTGCGTCTACGGTAGACAGAATATGCGTTCTGCCTTCCTTAAAGTTAGCCATGATTTCGTCTTTGTTCTTTGTCTTAGAGTGATAAGCATCAACTCCTAAACTTTTAGCAACTTTATCAGCGAAACTAATACTTTTACTGAATATAAGCCACTTTCTATCTGGATGTTTCTTTATCAATTCTGCTACCACCTTGATCTTATGTTCATTCTCATAGAGAACTCTCTTTCGCATCGACATAGCCCACCAGAAAGCTTTGGCAGCTCTAACTACATCTGGAGGATCTGTTCTAGCAGAATAGACTTTAGCGATATCGAAGAGGCTGTTGTACTCGTATAATTCTGGTACAAGTCTCTTAAAGGTAGCTAGTTCTATGGAGGCCTGCTGAAATTGACTTTGAAAAAGACGATACCTCTTTCTAGTCTCAAAATCAGCCTCTGTTTCCATATTATATACTTGGAAATTAGATACTACTTTATCCATCTGCATAACATCTGTCATTGTTTGTTGATAAACTAATGGGCAGACGGAGTATAGAAAGTTGATGTACTCTTGCTCTTTTGGTAGGGTGGCAGTGAGACATAGCAACTTCTTATACTTTATGCAGTTGAAAACATTCCGCATTTTGGGAGACAATGCTCTATGGCATTCGTCAATAATCAGTAGATCACATTCCATTTCCTTTTTAGAAGCAGAATTGATTACCATCATTGTGGAAGCCCGCTCACCAAACTCCTTCTTTCAACCGTCTAGTATCGCAACTCTTGAGGTTACAATAATGGTAGAAGCAGAATTGGAGACATCGTGGCACATTCTCCCTACCCTTGTTTTGCCTACACCCGTGGGTAACAATACTAAACCAATATAGTTTGCCGCTACCCACGCGTGCAAAGCTTCTGCTTGTAATGTGTCTTTGTTCATATTACTTTTGTTTAAGACTATTTGCACAATCGAAACAGTGTCCAAATACATCTGAAAACTCATCATAAGTTGATTTTCCACAATATGTGCATGTTCCTGCTTCTTGTTTCTTCACACAATAAGAACATAGAGCGGTCTTATCGTCATAAATAATTTCTGTGCGGCATCCTTTACATCTAGGTTTGTGTTTATCGCAGAAACGATCATCGAAATGGTAAGGAACAAACTTAGCTTTGCAGCCGTCCTTACCGCATATTCTTTGGTTCCTTAGACAAGTGTCGCACATGTCGTCATTACGCGTATGTTGACCGCATCTAGTGCATTCAAAGATTTCCCATCCCATTCCCTGCGCAAAGAGTTGGCTCTTTACATGACACGGATGACAAGTGCCCGATTGTCCTAGTATTGCCTTGGTTCCGCATGTGTTACATTTTTGTTGCCGTATTCTAGTTTCAGCAGCAGGATGCCAATTCTCAGATAGAGAACAATTGAGACACTCTAATTGTTCATTCTGAATCTCTACATCCTCTTTGCATTTAACGCATACTCGCTGTATTTTAGGAGCGCAGGAGCTACACACATGTGCAGTTTCTAGCTTGCCTTTGCTGCAGTGCATACACAGACCAGAGTCCTTATTAAACTTGTCTGATGTTAAACTACAACTGATGCAGAAACCTACTGAATGAAATAACTTAGGATTTTTTATTACCCCAAATATACGCTTTCTAAAACGTGTAATGTCCTGGCATACTGAACAACGACCTATGTCTTTCTTGGTACATTCGTCGCAGATGTCAGTTGAATTATCTTCCTTTAGCGCGGAAAAACAAGTTGCACAGTGTTTTTCCGCTACTTCTTTTTTTCTTTTCCTAGTACGTAGCCAAGACCGCCTTCCAATGAAAGTACTTTACCAGAAGCGTCTTTATTTCCTGACTTGGAACCTCCGATAAATTTCTCAATCTTTTCTTTCATCTTTTTCACCTGCTCCACATTCTTCACGTCAACCTTTGACATTTCACTAATTAATGTTGCGGCTGAAAAACCCGTCGCGATATTCTCTTGTTCATTTCTTCCGTTTAGGATCTTGTTAATGTGCTCCATCACTTTCTTCACCTTTTCCTCGTGAGTATTATCGTAGAAATACTTAACCAGACTTTCAAGATTAGACGAAAGTTTTTCTACTCCCTTTTTCTTGTTTTTGTCTGGGGCAGTTTCTTCTTCCTCGTGTGCCTCCTCACCTGCTTTAGAGTCCTTAGAATTAGGCACTTCTTTCTTGGTTGGAGCGTTTTCTGCTAAATCCTCATCGAAAATAGAAGTGCCACTCATAGTGGCATAGGATTCTAAACTTTCTATGGCAATAATCAATATACCAGCGAAATTTAGTATCACTGATGCCGCAATGGCGTTGTGCAGCGCGCTCCAGCTTGAATAGGGCATACTGATTCCGTACTCTGCCATAGCCCTGAAATACGCGTAATCGTTCGACATCATATCCAGCCAAAACAGATGTAACTGCGCACTCTGCTTAAACGCGTGTGCTAGCAAAATTGTATTGGCTACGGGCGCGCCAAATGTGAGTATGAATATGATGATTAATAAAAGAAAGCGCACCACTATTTTGGTTGGGTTTCTTTCTCTTACCGACGTTACAAAATTCGCTACAGTTTTCATCCATGATAAGGCACCAACAAAGGCCAAGAAACCTATGGCCATGTGCGAAATGAATCGCGCAAGAACAGACACCCTATCATCCTCTCCAGCTACCGATGCAGCCATGAGCGACTCACCTGCTACAAGCAAGATTGTACAGCTCACAAAAATCGTGGAGATCTGACGGATAATCAATTTTTTGATTAGGACTCCAAAACTGAGTCCTTTATTTTCGGGAAGATTGGCGTATCTGTGCATTAGAAAGCCACCTCCCAGAAATACAATTAACCCAAATATAGTGAGGGTGATATTGTTATACATTTAAAGTCAGAATTTCATGAAATTCTCGTGGTAATACCACATTGTTCAACTGCAATGCTTCCTTAAACAAGGGAGCTATCTGTTCGGGTGTATAACCTGCATTACCACATCCTACTTTAGTAACTAAGAACTCCAATTCGGGCTTAGTTTTTGCAAATCTGATAAACAATTCTACTGTGTATGTAATATCTAACTCGTGATTACCGACAATCGGTAAACGCTTGTACGGTGTTGCCTTAGTTGCTAAGGCATACGTTTGCCCCTGCATACCGGTGCCTATTCCTCGTTTTGCGCCAAACTGCAGCGCATCTTTAGCCGCTCCTTTACCGTGAATACCCAGTAGATTAGAAGGGAACACCATTATCTGATGCGGCTCTAGGCTGATGATTTTGTCAGGGGTGTACTTTATTTCTTGTACCATTCGTCTGATATTAGTCCTTCTGCTGGAACTACTACAGTCTTCAAGACCATTTTAGAAGCTTTCAGCATGGATGTTTCAACTATATGTTTTACTAATGTTGCTTCTGTTCGCAGGCACTCTACTACAACCTCATCATGTACCATCAAGACTAATCTAGCACTAAGGCCTGCTCTTTTGAGAGCCTTACGTATTAGAATACATCCTAATTTACTCATGGTTGCAGCTAATCCCTGTATTCTGTAGTTTTGGGCGTGCCTCTGTATCTTAGAGTCGTAGTACCCAAATTTATCTCTTACTAACGGATTGATATCCGCTTTGTAAGCTTTGCATCTGTCTATGTACGCTTTCATATCCAGGTACTTCTGGTAGAAAGGTATAAACGTCTTACGCGGGTAAATATCTGAGTGCTGTATATACCCAAGCTTTCGCGCGTCTTCTCCTACCTTCTTGAAGTAAGCTGCTAAATTTGGAAATGCAGCAAAGTAGGTTGCTATTGTACGCGAAGCATCGTACATTGATATACCAAATGTAGTTGACAACTTGGATGCTCCTCCTCCATAAGCCATTAGGAAGTTTACAGACTTAGCCTCCTGTCGACGCTTATCACTTTTCTGTATGGTGGGATCATTATACATAATCCTTGCTGTCTCTAAATGCAAATCCTTATTGTCCTTAAAGATCTGCATCATATTAGGCTCCTGCGCAAAGTCAGCTAATATTCTAGCTTCCTGATTGCTAAAGTCAGCTATGACAAAAGTCTTATCCCCGTCTGTTCTAAAGCACTTACGATACATATAGGAGCGTTCAATGTTCTGCATATTAGGGCTAGTAGACGATGTCCGTCCAGTATCCATAATCTGCATGAATGAAGAGTGTATCCTACCTGTATTTCTATCCACGTGCTTTAAGAACTTCTCACCATAGGTGTTGCGCAGTTTTTCAGCTTTGCGGTAAGCTAAGTAAGCTTCTACTATTGGATGCTTGTTAATCTGCTTCTCAAGAGTTAACTTGTCTACAGATTCCTTCACTTCCATAGTCTTTCTATCAAACTTAGTCAGATCGACTCCTAATGTCTTGAAAAGCTCACCAACTTGCTTAGGTGAGTTCCAATTCACGATTGAGTCAGTCATAGCATTAAGCTCTGAAAGTCGCTCTGCGACGATCCTACAGGCTTCTGCGTCGTTCTCTAGCCACATTGGTTGGTGTATAGGAACACCAGCGATCTCCATATCCTCAAGTACTTTGCAAAAATCATTCTCCACTTCTTCAAGCACTTTAAGGAGATCCTCTTCAATTAGCCTCTTCTCTAGCTTTTTGTATAGATGAAAAGTAACGAAGGCATCTAGGCCACCGTACTCTATCTGGATATCGGTGAATGGTTCCAAGCCCGTAGTCACAAAGGTCTTTCTGACTGCTTTTGTGATTGTTGGCATGAACAGGTTCCCCTGGAGCGTGTATAGATAAGGATTAACGTACCGACGTGATGTAGACTCTAAGGTGAAATAACCTTTAGGACTATCTAAACCACATTCTAGTACTTGGGCTGCTAACATAGTATCCCAAACGTTTTCAAACTCAACATTGTAGTTGAGCTGAATCATCTGGCAGTCATACTTGATGTTATGCCCTATTATTCTCTTATCCCTAATTGATTTGAGTAACGAAGTAGGATCTTCATGACGTGTGTCTATGACGATGGTATCTACTCCATTAGATAACTGTAGCATGATTACCTCCTGCTCAAAGAGGGAATCAAAGTTGCCACTAGTTTCAACGTCAAGCGCAAGGACTGGCCATTGTTTGACCAGTCCCTTTGCTAATGCGATTGACGATTTCTTTCAGTTTTTCACTTCGTATGGGGCTACAATATATTGGTTCATGTTACTTTCCGAAGCTCCCCACAATGAGGAGAATGATGAAAAAAATCATTAAATTGAAATTTAAAAGTGAATACAAAACACTTCCTAGGCTTTCAACGCCAAGTGTATGTGGTCTCCTGTCGCTCTTCTGTTCCAGTAGACGTACTTACCTGTTTCACCAGCTTCATACTGCTGAACCTTTGTCCTTCTGCGAGGATTTCCCTCTATGTAGAACATTAGATTATTAGTATCTAGCCAACGCTGACCTTCGTCAGAGATAAGGAAATGCACTAATTCGTGCTTCAACTCCAGGTCCACGGCTTGGCCGTGGTAGTGGCGTGAGCCCCTGTCGTTGTGACGCCTCAGTGAATTAAGTTTGACCTTAGGCCCTGTGTAAGAAAGGAGAATCTCCTTAAATTTGGGGCATATAGTCGTATCTACTTTGGTATAGAGCACAAAGCCTAGAAATGTGCCGCTTCTGCAGAAATTAGAACTGTGAAGTTTGACTTTCTTACTCAGCGTTTTCCACGGGTGAATCCCCCATAATGAGTCTACTGAATATTTAACTTTGTTTACAGCTGAGTCCACTGCTTCAGTTTTACCTTGAAGAAATTGAAGCTCAGATTTGATCTGATTAAGTTCGTAGTTTTGACGTGAAACCATAGTCACGTTCAATAACAACAACACTAATGCTACAATCCGCCACGCGAGACTGAAGCTACTTAGGTTTTCCATATATTCTGAATTAATGTATTCTATTCAGTAATAGAGTGCCTATTACTGTAAGTGTAGCTCTCATAAAGTAGCTTCATTGCTTTAGCTACCCATGTACACTCGGCTACTTGTGCATATTCAGTGTTCTTGTCATTAGGAACAAAGTCCTCACAATATACCGAGTCGTCCTTCACTAGGTTACCGTTCTTATCTCTAAAACCGATAAACTTACCTTGAACGACAAATGCACGTTTGAACATCAATAGACGACCTGATTTATTAGCTGTCCATGATAGTCCAAAGTCACTGTAGGAGACGTTTAATGCTACGCCGTCCTTCTTTCTTCTTAAAACCCTAAGTTTATTCTTAGCAATTGTTTGCTTAACCCAAGGTTGTATTTCTCTGATAACCATAATGGTGATTAGATAAGTGAATAATTACACAAAGGTAATAAACATTTATCTAATCACCAAATTTATTTTAATCATCTTCGATTAAAATCCAATCGACACGAAAGTCCTCATCTCCATTTGTCTTACACATCACATTACGGATAGAGTATCCGTCAGCTTCCAGTTCGTAATCCTCGATAGACTTGACCAAGTCTCGCCACGGGGTATCGTGGTTATTCAATCGTATGTTTATAAGCTTTATAACCTGCTTCTCGTATAGAGTAAGAAGTTGTTGAGCTGCCGCTTTAGCTTTTTTTGAGATGTCATCATTGAGCATCGCAATCAATGCGACGATGCGTGTTTGTAGATCTAACATGATATTATAATTAATTTTAAGGGGTGGGGAGTTGCTATCCTCCCCACCCTATTTGAGTGAAACGATTTTAGAAACTACTTTAGGACTGGTACTTGGACTAGGGTTGGGTTAGACGGTGGGGGCGAGCAAAGAAACGTAATAACGTTCCAAAGTTGCTTCTGATTGAAGTGCTCAAGCCCCGCGAGGTGGGCCGTCCTGTAGTCAAATGGTCCGCCCTCTGACCAGTCCGCAAGTTTGTTGTCTAACATCGGCTGAAGACTTCCGTCTTCGTCGAATTTAAGCTTACCGCTGAGTACGGTGTCGTAGAGCATTACTGCTCCAGAACCAATACCGATTAACTTAATTTCTCTGTTAACGTAAGACATCAGCGAATTCACTCTGAAGATTTCAAAACTGGCTTTTGGCATCTGGTGGTTGCTTGGGGGTGGAAATGCGAATGGAAAGCATCCACTGGTTAATGGGTAATACCCACCTCCATCTGGAATTATGAGGATATCAGTCCTCGTTGATTCTATTGGGCTGTAGTTTTCATACGGCTGAACGAGGCTCACGTCACACTTCTTATGCCGTAGGAAGTCGGCGATGGCGTCAATCTCCGGATCAGCGCCCAGATAAACTATTTTGATGCTGTACATAGTTTGACATAGGCGACAATCGCTTGACCGAACGCCGTTTTTAGCGTTTTAGAATCGCGGTAAACATCTATGTTACCGCTAGAATCTCTTATATGAACTGCGTAATTCTTATTCTCAAACTGCACTAGATCTATTTTTAAACTGTGGGGCAGAATCCATGTAACATCCCACATGTTTAGTTCTTTAGTATCGTCAACTTGTGCCACCTTCTTCAGCGCCTTAAGTACATTTTTAGTGCATTTAAGGTTTGTTAAGCGACTCGGTCTGACAAATGCTGGATTGCTCATACTGTCTTGTTATTTAGGTCCTGAAGTATTAACACTGTCGCCTTGAGAGCAGTGCGCACTGCTTCCCAAGCTGTTTCTCCTGTGTAGTCTCTGCATAGGACACAAGGTCCTGAATAGGTTCTAACGACGAACACCGGATATATATTGTGGACGTCGACCGTTACGCCTATCTCTTCTATGTCGCTCAAAACCTCCTGATAAGTTTTCCATTTCGGTTTCAGGGTTCTCTGCGGGAATGTTGGAGGCAGCTTTCTTTCCAAGTAAACCTTGGAGCTTACATTGGGCCGCTCGAATTTTATCGTCATATTTACCAGATGGTTCCTTGAAGAACTCTATCCTATGTTTATAATTATCAATACGCCGAAAATATGGCGCAAATTCACTGCGTCCCTTCTGTCTGTAGGTGTTCTTCTTCTGTACTGGAGCCTCAAGTGTCGGCTCCCCTTTATATGTTGCCCAGACTTCCTCTGGGCTTAGTCTATTCGTCGATGAAGATTGTTTGCCCAACCTGTAAGTTTTTGTTTTTATTTCGTGTTTTGAGTGTGTCTACAGATATCCCATACTTCTGCGCTAATTTACTGTAGTTGTCCCCCTTACGTACAAGATGAGTTCTTGCTTGAGAAACGATGATACGGGGTTCTTCAGAGATAGGCGGATCGAAATTAATGTAGTACTTAGTAAGCCCTACACTGATCCAGTTATCTTTTCTGATTATAGACACATTAGCCACGATACCATCAAATATGTTAACAGTAGTGGCATAGTACTCATTGTTGTTGCGATGCAGCACCTTGAATATGCGATTACCAGTCACATGTGACATGGTAATGACGCTGTCCTTAAAAACCCATGTAAGTTTGTGCTCACGCAACCCCTGTTCTGTGGAGATATACCACGTTGTTACTGTCTCACTTATACGCTTTGGTTGTTTAGCGTACAAAGAGTCTATTTCCTGTTGAGTCATTTTCTGACTCTCTTCAATTCCGCAACCAGTAACTAGTGCGTAAAAGAGGAAAGCCAGTACTCCCAGTATTGGCGTGCTGGTATTTGATGATTTTTCCATAAATTGGCTGGTTCTGCAAGTACGCCTGACCATACATCCGCAATAGCGGATATGTCAACTCCTTGCGGTAAGTATAATTGTCCCCCTCTCATATACCTTTCTAATTGCCTTGACGAAATGTTCGCTACTCTGCATATATCTCCGTCGTAATTAAAGTCTAAGCATTTGCTTATGGCGACTTTGAGATCCCAACGGTCTACTGTAAATTGCGTTCTGAAAAAGAATTCTGCTTTTAAGGACGGCCAATCAGGCTCAAATAGATTGAGTGTGATTGGAACGTGTTGTTGAACATTTAGCCAAAAAACATTTTCATGTTTTTGAGATCTAAATTTTCTAGTCCGAAACGTAACTACATTCTCATTTGTTGTGAGTCTATAAGAATTGCCTTCTTTCTGTTCATTGTATAGTACTACATCTATCATAAAGATTTCGGAATTAGTTTCCACCCATCTTATGTTACCATCTATCGACGGCATCTGGACTGTTATCTTATTCAATACGTAAGACTTTGTAGTTAATGAAAAATTGAATTCCCTCGATATCGACATAGAAGCGAATCTCAAAACGACTCGATTCATTGTCTACTACTTTTTTTCTCATTGTGTCGGTTACATAGAACCTATGTTCGTGTGTTTTAGACTGTTGCGTCACCTGTAATCCATACATAGTAAAGTATAGTAATCGCCCCTTAACTTTAGTACCGTCAAAAGTCTTATACATTAACTTTCTTAGTATGTTCTCCATATCTGATGATTCTACTTCTTTGGCTTTTCTAGCCTTTGGATGTCCCTTTTCGGGAACGTTCACCAACCAGTATTTTCCAGTTGCGCTGAACTTAGGATCAGTCATTAACCGATAAGTAGTCTTATCCTTTGGGTGATAGACAACCCCTTCCGTTTGATTCTTCCACACTAGGTATTCATCATGAGTAGTTGGTAGGTCGCATGGATGTACGTACTTACCAGTAATCTCAAATATCTCTAATGAATCAGGAAGATAGAATTCTACTGGTTCCTCTAATGTTTTTAAACTGCATTTTAGTGCGTGACTAGAGATATCCCATGTCACTAGAGTGAACTCTCCGTTAATGCAGAATTCATCTCCCGCTTTATACACAGTTTCCGGGGGACTTTTATTTCCTCTTTCTGTTATTATCTTCTGTATTTCTTTACTTTTTGGGAGCATTCTT